TGTGATATCTTTGGTGTAGTCCATTGTGATTACTCCTTAGTTAGTTTTTGTGTAGCAACTTAATCTTAACACAAAGGTATCACAATGGACTATTTTTTATTCAATTTTTCAGGTGTGTAATTTCATTATACAATGAGCCCTGGATTATTACCTGACCAAGGATATGCTGGTTAAAAATAATGTGCGCTATGAGTACGCAGTGCAAAACATCGACGGCTCACCAGAAGGTCAAATGATGGAAAACATGCTTGTAGGTTTCGCTGCCTATTATTCCCGCAATCTGTCCAAGGAGACAAAAAAGGCCTCAATGAAAATGCCCATAAATGCTTGTTTAATGGCGGTGTCCCTCCGTTAGGGTATGATATAGATCAAAACCAACGTTATGTCATTAATACCAAGGAGGCAGAAATCGTCAAGCTTATCTTTAAGCTGTATATTGAGGGAATAGGCTACAAAAAAATAGCAGAAAAACTACATGAGCTTGGATACAAAACGAAAACGGGCGGAGATTTTGGCAAGAATTCACTTTTTGATATTATTGGAAATGAAAAATATTGCGGAATCTATTCCTACAATAAACACCCTCGAGCAAAAAATGGTAAAGGCCGCAATATGCATGCTAAATCTTTCCCCGAAGATTACATTACTATAGACAACGCCATCCCTGCAATAATCAGCAAGGAGTTATACGAGGCAGCACAAGCCCGCAGGCGACAAAACAAGTCCAGACCTGGAATATATAACGGGAAACGCCAGTATCTTTTAACGGGCAAATTTTTTTGTGGGCATTGTGGGAGTGCCATGGGAGGGCACACAAACACTCCCCGCAAAAAATCGTATAGTTACTATGGTTGCTTGGACAAAGATAGAACCCCTGCCCACAAATGCACGCAGAAGCAGATTAATACTGAAATTGTAGATACAGCTGTAATCAATAAAATCAAGCACACTTTTCTCAATTCTGAAGCATTGTTGCGGATTGCAGATAAAATGCGCCAACAATACGCTACACTCAAGGATGATGTTGAGGATGAAATTCATTCCAAAACTTCTCAAATGACCGGCGCGATCAAACGCAGAAATAATTTGTATTATCTTGTCGAACAAGGCATAAACAATGACTACACTTTAGGTAGGATTTCTGCTGTCAATGCAGAAGTCGAAAAATTAAAAGCCCAGATTGACAATCTTAAAGATAAAAAGAACCTTAAGGTGCTAACTGACGAGGCCATAATTAAAGCATTTAAACTTTTTGAATCTAAAATATGCTCACTTGATACTAACTCCGCCAAAAAATTGTTAGTCGAATTATTCTTAATCAAAGTTATTGTTACTGACAAAAACATTGATATTATCCTAGATGCAGACAAAATTACTAATATGGTTATGGGCCAATAGCACATTGAAAGAATACCTGTTAAAAGGCTTTATTCTTGACACGGACCTTTAAAAAACAACTTTTAAACCTCAAGCAAATCCTCCATACCACAATTCAAGGCCTTAGCCAACCGCCAAACTGTCTCTGCACTAGCCTTATTGATATTCTTATGGCGCTGTTCATACATTTGGATGGAGCGAGAATTAACACCAGAAACTCTAGCTAGCTCATTTTGGCTTAATCCATTCGTACTTCTAAAGCTTTTAAGCCTTGTTTCTGGATAATACTCCTTCATTTTCGCATCAACTATATCCACGAATTTGCTAATGTCTGCTTCGTGTAAAGCATGATAGAGGCTTTTTAAATCGGCAAAGCTAATTGCCCTAAAAATCTCCCCGAATTTTCTGCAGGAGTACCATTGATAATAAGCTATCGCCCACCCAATCCAATATTCAGGAGACCGAGAAAATCTTGCCTCAGGTATTATTGGGATATATTTGCCGGTAGTTTCGTATACTATGTCTATGAGCACCTCTATGCCACTTTTTCCTTTAGTGTAGGCGGGCTCGCCATTGGCAATTTTTGTACTAATGGTGCTTACAACAAACATTTTTATAAAATCTTCTCCAGAGTAATGGCAAACATTGACGGCATAATCAAAAGCATCCCCTAACACAGCTTGGGCATTACTCAGATACATTTCTTGGTATGCGCGCATCGTCATTTTTTATGCCCCCTCTTATTATATCCTGTATATAGAGACCGTCACTTTCTTCTTCCAGTAGTTCCCAATACAATCTATTAGCTTCATCATCCCTATCCTTGCGCAATTGGTAGTAGCGCTCTCTTTCAGCTACGCTATAGCCTTGAAACTGCAATTTTGAAAAAGCAAAGCTAGATTTAACGACAATTTGCTCACCTAATTTTCCTAAGCGCATAGCCCTTGCTAATTGCTGAACCGAAATACCATTATTGATAAATGACTCTGCGTAATCAAAGTAGGAATCATCTGCTCTGTAGCCGATGATTAAGTCGTATGCATTCACGTTTACTGTAAAATTATCAATTAAGTACTGTTTAGCTCTTCTGGCCACAGGTGTTTTAACAGTGAAAAGACGATGTTCTACCAATATTGCTATCCAATTAAGAATAGTGTATTGGGGAGTATTAAGATTTAAAACATTTAAAAACTCTGTATCTAGCGTATAACAATTGGCGAAGCCATTGCGCATGGAGGACACAGCCCATTCCTTGGCTAAAGCTTCGCTAGCGGTGCAATAAAAACCCTGTCCGAAATCATTGTTTAAGCGACCTTTGCCATACTCCGGTTTTGCTATGATATTTTCAGAACCATGATAGATAGTTATAAGCTTATCCATAATTACCCCCTCTTTTATATCCTCATGGTTATTATATCACCAAAGTGATATAGATGCAATTGCTTTTGTGCTACTAACAAAATAAGAGCTAGGAGCGCGCTGTCTCCTAGCTCTTGTTTTTATCTTTATATATTTGTATTACCAAAGTGATATAGTTGTACTTTGCATACTCACAGCTCTTCGGCCTTATAAGCATTGTAGCCTTCGATATGATAACTTACGTCTAGGCCCTTCATGTAGGTGAGGCGGTCAGCAATGTTATTGGTCAAAGCCTTGCCGAGCACATGCTTGATTTCGATATCACGAATGGGGCTCCGCTCCATAGCCAAAAGATAATCCTCTTTATCCACAATGGACCAGTCAATGCACTGCCCCAGCTCCTTTTTCAGCATATCATCCAGCCAAATGAGCATGCTGCGGCCATTACCCTCGCGAAAAGGATGAGCAATATTCATCTCCACATACTTTTCCACGATCTCGTCGAAGCTGCCATGGGGCATGGCGTCCAAATGCTACAGAGCCTCCCGCAGGTACATCAAGGGAGCAAAGCGAAAGTTACCCTTAGCAATATTCACATCACGAATCTCTCCCGCAAAGCTATAGATATCGCGAAAAAGATACTCATGAATGAAAGGCAGTGTCGAAAATTTCCCGGCCGGTAGATTCGCCAAAGCATCACTCTCAAATAGTTTTATAGCTTGCATTTTGCTGAGTCGCTCTTCTTCCTTGGCCAGCTCCGCAGAATTAGTAATGCCCAATTTATTTTCTATGGTCATAGGAATCTCCTTAGTCATCTTGAGAATACAAAAAAACTGATTGACCCTCTAAGAATTCAATCAGCCTTCTTTACTTAAATCATTTATAAATGATAATAAGCGTATATCATTGTTTGGTGCCGCGGAACCGTGACAGTATGAGCGTATATACTTTTACTATTGCTATAAATTTAGCAGCTTAATTACTATACTAAAAGGCAGGATTCGCTCCTGCCTTTTCTGTTTCCCTTGTTAATTTTTTATCGCTACATACAATGCACACCCAGCAATAACGTAAGCTATATTACGCTGTCTTTTAATTTGTTTTCGCTTTAGGTTGAACTCTTTTTCTAACTGAGCCAAGGATTGATTCGCATTCTGCAATAAGCTCTCCTGCTCTTTCGTTTTGACTTTCAGCGTCAGACAGACGTTGTTCAGCTCTTTCAGTTGATTCTGCAACGTCAGCAGTTTGCTGTTGGATGCTCTCAACTCTTCCCTCGACTGCTGTAACGCCGTCTGTGATTGAATGTTGATTTTTTTCAGCTCTGCCAAATTGCTCTTTAACTTGCTGTACTGATACTCCGTCATCACGTACTCCGTTACTTCGTCCGTTTTCTGTGATGAGCCAGCCTGCACGGTTAGTGACATAGACACCACCAGCAATAAGCAACCCAGCGGCAAAAGCAAGGATGATTTTTGTATTCCAAATTTTTTCATGTCTCATCTTAACCTCATAGCAAAAATCACCTATAACCATTTCGAAACAGTTTGTAGGTGATTTTTTTGCAAAACGCGTATTAAATTACGTCTCTCGTAGTATTGGATATTCAGGATATAACTAAATTAAAGTCCGAAGTAATGATGCAATGCACCAAGCGTAAAACCTATAATAAGGCCGGCTAAAAACTTCTTGTCGGTTACAAATGCTTGCAGCTCTTCCATCATACCACCTCCTATCATTATAAACTGTGTCACCGGCTGTTACGCAAAATTTACCAGAAAATGCTACGCGTATAGGAGAGGGAATAACTAAAGCCTCTTGCACGGTGACTATATTTAAAGCATGAGCTTTAAATTCTTTCCAGTGCTTCTGCGCACTCTCTTTCAAAGCGGCTGTACAGCCCTTGTCTTAAAGCAGGGCTGCCATTAGTCCATGCCGGAGTACTGCAAACTTTCAGGTAGATTGCCTTGATCATATCAGCATCAAAGCTGCTGTCATCAACATAGCTGAGGTTAGGATATCCCAGCTTCTCGCAGGCTTCCGCGAACATCTCCCCAATGTTGCCAGCGCCATATTGTACAGCGCGGCTCCAAACAACATCTTTCATAACCTCATGATGCTTTTCGATATTATAGTTGTTACACTTGAGAGCAGCTACAGCCGGCTTATAATAAGCATCGCAGATATAGTCATGCTGGCTTTTTTCAAAGTCAGCTTTGTTGTTACTATAGGCAAGCCAGCGCCATGCCTCATCAAAAGCAAGGCTACCAACTGGATGCTCTGCTAAATTCTCTGCAAACCAATAGCCATTTCTACGCAGCCATCTGATGTAGTCATCAACAACTCCCATGTTGCTGGACAGCTGATACATACCATAAGATTTTCCACCGGCGTCGCCGTAGCCATTGCTAATGCAGCCGGCGTCGCCGTTGGACTCATAGCGTTTAGATAAATCTCCAATCATAGTTTATTCCTCCTTTACCACCTTAAACATTCTTGTTTCAATAGCCTTGTTGCCAAGCTGCACGAGCAACAGCGCCACCATGCCAAGCGTGAACGCCTCGTAATTGCCCCAGGTTCTGGCAAACGCTGCTAGCCAAATCGATACGCCGCACCAAACGATAAAGCTTACAACAGCGCATACCCTGCCAACGCTGTAGGCGTTATCATTCTTCTTTAACATATTAATTAATTTACGCATCTCCTTCACCTCTGTTCTTCGGCGGATAGTTCTGCAATTCATTAATCTGTTGCATCAGATTGTCTATCACGCCATTGTCTCCAAGAGCTTCGTAGCTTTTGTAACAAGCGTCAATACTCTCTTTGGCATAAATGGGAACCCACCCTTTTTCACAGACATAATGATTGTACGCCTGAATAATACGATCACGAAGTAAGGCTTGAACGCCAGCTCTCAAAGCGTCGTTTTCTTTCTTCTTGGTGCGATACAAGGCGAAAATATAAGAAATAACAGCGCCAGCAATAATATTTATTACAGTCTGCATAGTTGATTCAATCATGGAACACCTCATCTTCATTGATTTTAAAATAAAGCTCCTATACTATTTTTAATTAAGGAGTGATATTTGTGAAAAACCTAAAACTACCTAACGGCTTTGGCTCTATATCTTACTATGGAGACCATCGTCGCAGACCATACGTTGTCAAAAAATACATAGACGGTAAGCAGAAACCGATAGGATATTTTGCTACATATGAGGATGCCCTCGCATATTTGGTTGCTTACAACAAAAATCCATCTTTATTCAATCCTTCTGAAATTACATTCACAGAAATTTTTAAGCTGTGGTCAGCAGAGCACTTCCCGAAGATAGCCAAAACCACAGCAGCTAACTACAATGCCGCCTACAAGCACTGCGAACTACTCTACGGCAAGAAGTTTATCACCCTAAAGATAAGTGACCTGCAAGCAGTAATCCGTGCCATGAGCCGTGCAAAAATAGGTTACGCCAGCCAGAAGAAATGCCGTCAGCTGATGCACAACCTCTACACATACGCTGTCAAATACGAGATTATACCTGCCAGCGCAGATATAAGCCGGTACATTGAGATAGACAAAAAGAGAATCGTCTATCCGAAATCGCCGTTTAACACACGCCAGCTGAACCGCGTGAAGCGATTGGCTGAGAGTGACGAGCCGTTATCACGTTGGGCAAAAGTTGTTGTGATGATGATTTATAGCGGCGTGCGTCCGTCTGAGATGTTGGCAGTCAGAAAAGCTGACGTAAAACTAAAACAGCGTTACTTTATCGTGCGTGAGTCCAAAACCGAGGCCGGGGAAAACCGCGCCGTACCCATCAGCCGTAAAGCTCTGCCCTACTTCCAGCAATGGATGCAGGATAATGGGAAAACTCTCATAACCGACGATACAGGCGAACAGCTTTCTTACCACCGATTCCGCACACGGTTTGACAATGTTATGCTTGCCACGTCCTGCCACCATACGCCCCACGAATGCCGTCATACATGCGCTACTCTTTTGGACAACGCCGGAGCGAATGACACAGCAGTTAAACGTATTTTAGGACACGCCAGCCCCGGCGTTACCAAAGGGACATATACTCACAAAAGTTTGCATGAGCTGAAAAAGGCAATAGACTTGATATGATTTGTTGCTAACCTGTTGCTTACTCTTACATTGCTATATGCCTACATCCTGCATTATAGCTATATCTATGCTGTTGCTATCCTGTTGCTCCCGATATTTGCGTCGGAAACATGGCTCAAAACCGCATAGTTACAGGTTTTTCCCATAATTAGGCATCTAATGTAATCGCCTCGACCTCAGCAACAGTTGTCGCAGCCTCTACCTTGTCCTTAGCGGCTCTATACGCCACGTGCAAGGCGTTTGAGCGTTGTGCAATCATGGCGATTACCATACGCAAATCGTTGGCTGTTACCTTGACATCGGCGTTATCTGCAGTAGTCCAATCAATGGACGCATCAGCTCCCTGTACGTCTAAGGCAATGATGGCAGCGTTGATGCGCTCGCGCGCTTTGTCATCGTAATCATATCTGTTACCGTTGTAGGTAATCGGCTCAACCTCTTTGCTGTCACGCTCAGCCTTAAGCTCTGCGATTTTGGCAGGCTTTGCAACAGCCAGCAGCTCTGCGTCTGTAGGTGCAGGCTTAGGATATACACGGCCGTCATCAGCGATAAGGTATTCACCGCCAGCATTACCGATTAATTTGTTAAAATCATCATGATTGACGATTACATAGCCTTGTTTAAGCATCTCAGCAATTTGCTCTTCGTTATGCTCAACTGCGAGCTTTGTGTCTTTTCTCTGTCCTGCTTCTGGCAGGATAAGATATTGATTTACTCTTTTATCATTCATGTTTTTTCCTTTCTACGCTCACAGATTTTGCCTGTGGGCGATTTTTTAATGATTTAGGTGTAATGATAAGCGTAGGTTTAAATTAAGACGTTATGAGCCTTTCTGTGCAGTGGGGAAGAAGCACTGCTGCAACGCTAAATTTTTCGCTATCATTCCAAAAATTTTACTGTATTACTACGGCGCAAGAATCGTGGTCCGGTGCTACGTTTGAAAAAACATCTTGGATTGTGAGAACTAACAGCTCTATAAAGTGGCCAACATACATGGGTACGGCTATCAACTATATCGCTTTGGGTATGTAAGTAAAGCTTAAGCTTTACCAAAAGCGCACCAGTTAAAACCTCCATAACCATTTCCATTGTCAAACATATTGGCGACAAAACTCGTATTATTTTGTCTTTTTACGCCGAAATTGCTGTCGCTGCCGCTTAGGTTGCTGTTACTTTTGGGAACACCCACAACGCTATACAGAACGCTGAACGCAATGGGAAACGTTACCGTGGTATCTCTATGAGTCACATTGCTACTTCCCCACTGCGCTAAAAGCCCGCCGCAATCCAAAAATTTTCATAGCATTTATTAGTGATTTGTATTGAATTTGTGTTGGGCGTATATGTAACTGGGTAGCCTGAGCCACTATTTACGTTGGTGACGCATACGGCGCAGGTTTTGCTGCTAAATGCAATCGGAAATGTTAATGTATAACTGCTGCTAGTGGCTTTGTAATATCCCCACTGCTTATAAGCCAATAGCAAACCATTGATATATATCACCAATTTTAGCATTATGTTGATGATAAAATTGAAAAGTAGTTGTAGTTTGATTGAAAGTGCAAATTTCATGGTCTTCTGTGTAATGTCCAGCTGCTAACATAGGCACATTTTTAGTTGAAAAGTATTTTGTGTTAGTAAAAGGTATGGGTAAAGTGACAGTAATAATCCTTTGAGTATTCTCCCATGTACCATATCCCCACTGCTATGCTATACCTACACAAAAACAGATAGCTGATTCGTCGATGATATATGTTTCGAAAGCGATGGGCGATATACTTCTAATCCAGCCGTATTCACTTCCCGCGCTGCCTTTGCGATAACCCATCATGTCAGCATAATAGACAACAGCCAAAGGCAACGGATATGTCCATGTATATGTGGATGCTGCTTTTATTCCCCACTGCAGAATTAGACCATTCGCAAATTTAATGTATCCGTTCTGCTCTAATAAGGCGGCGACGATGCCGTTATTTGTATCCTGCGTATCAATAGTAATTTTTGTATTATCTTTTTTGGTAAACGTAATCGTTGTACCGCTTACGCTTGCGTTAACGATAGCATCTAATATACCAAGATTACTCAATGCGCTTATAGCGCTTGTTGCGCCAGTGCCACCTTTTGCAATAGGCAAAGTACCATTAGCATCCTGTGGGAAAGCCATAAAGGTACTTTGAGTTCCATTTGACTTCGTTACTGTAACAGTGCCGTTGTTCTCGGTTACATCAGATACCGGATTGCCAATATTATCACTTATACTCTTCGCTCTGTCCGCTTCTGCTTTTGCTCTATTAGCCTCGTCCGTAGCTTCAATAACCTTAGCTGTTGTTTCACTTGCTTTAGTTGTCGCTGTTGCAGCATATTCTTTAGCATTTTCTGCGTAGCTATTCGCTTCGCTTTCATACCGCTTAGCTTCACTAGCGCTGTTGCTGGCATTTGCAGCAGCTTCATTTGCAGCAACTTTAGCTGCTTTCGCTTCTGTTTCGCTTGCGCTTGCACTTACACTTGCTTGCTTTGCGTTTGCTTCGCTTTCCTTTGCTGCTTTTACATTTTCTGCAACAGCGTTTTTCATCAGCAGAGTGTCCGCCTTGTAGCTAGCTGCAACAGCAGCACTATTAGCAGCATCTGATGAGGATGCTGCCGCCGCAGTTTTACTAGCATCTGCATTAGCGGCATAAGATTCTGCCTTGCTTTCACTTTCAGCCGCCGCTGCTGCTTTGGCAGCAGCTATATTAGCCTGCGCCGTTGTCGCTTCTAATTTACTCTGTGCTAGCGGCAATACATTCGCCGGGTCCTCCGTCAAGACAATGCGCTTGCCATCATCCGCAATTCTAAACGATTTGCCGGCCTCAAACGGCACTTCATTGACAAAAGCATCACCATCTATATCCACACTCATGATAATACTGCGGTTAAGTTTCTCGGCTATCTGCTGCATAGCCATTACGTTTTCATCAAACGCAAGCTCCACATCTTCCGCGAAGTACGGCCCGTTGTTGACAAGGTTCATCATCTGCTGGAGCGGCAGCTCACGCATAATAACCAGTTTCTTGCCTTCCGGCAACGCTGTTCCGCTACTAGGATATGTTATCTGCCTTGCATCCATGTCCAGCTGATAATCGCTTGTGGCAAGCGCCGTGCCATCATCCTGCATCAGATATACCTTAATATATTCCGGATGCTCTGCAGGACACTCAAAGGTAAACGGAAATGTCCTCGTTGAGCCGTTACCAACATATATGTTTTTAGTAACGTCTTTCTGTACTGTCATGTTCTGCTCCTTTCCATAACGCAAAAGCCCCGGCATCAGCCAGGGCTTTTTGCATACTTATTGACAATAATATTTTACCACGGCTTTCAGGCCGTTTTGTAAAGTACAAAATGACTATTTTTGATTTTTCTTCAGCTTTTTATCAAAAATCAAGGCGCGCAGATAATCCGCAACGCTTTCATCGAAGCCGCTTTCCAGATACTGCAGCATTGTTGTAAAACTATCTATTAACGTGCTGGGCGCTCCGGTAACCTGGCTTGTCAGCTTGCCCATCTCCCGCAGCGTATCGCTGATAGTTTTCTTGTCACTGACAGCGCTTTGGATAACTCTGTTTGTCTGTTCAATGGTATTTTGGATAGGAATTTTTGGAGCGAATTGATGCTCGTCAAATACCTTGGCCATAAAGTAAGGTACAGCATCACGCAGCACCGGTATGCCACCGACAATTCCTGTAAGAGATTCCTGCCCTATGCTCTTGATAAGCTTTTCAATCTTCCAGTCATCATCGTCACCGCTTGCGCCAGCACGCAGCATCGCTGAGATAACCGCCGGCAGAAGTACCCACATCAGCAGCGCATCGCCGGCATGAGCTACAGCTTTCATCAGAGCCATGCTTTTATTCTTTGCGCTTGCCGCTACAGCCTTCTTATAACCTACCTTCGCTTCCCATAATTTATAATTGAGAGCATTATAGACTGTAGAGTTATAGCTGTAGTACATAGTGAGCTGCTTCATCAGCTCGCTGCCCTTACGTTGGATGGCAGCTTTATCTACCGTACGGCCGGAGCCGAAGCACCAGCGCACTGCAGCATCGCCGGCATTTACGCCTGCTTCCCTCGCCTGCTGCGGCGAACGTCCGGCATCCATCTCTGCATTGTAGGTCTTTTCGTATTCGTGCTGCCAAAGCGGCAACGCCAGCATCAGGTCTGTCCAGGTTATCATCTTAAACGCGTTGTTTTTGATAGCCTCGCCAGCCTTACCAATGCCCGGAATACCATCCAAAATATTAGGGCCTTTCAGTGCATCATGGATGCTGGCATCCATGGTTTCCGCACGTTCTGCCATGAAGACGGAGCGTTGGAAAACAAAGTCCGTATATCGACGCGGGGCACTGTAAAACTTTTTGAGCGAGTGCAGCAGCTCAGCAGCGCCCATATAATGAGCTACGCTCGAAGCGTTAGCGATATTCAGCAGCGCCGTTGTTACCCTGAAGCCCATTGTTCCCATTGTCTGAGCGTTACGCAGCTTGGCCATGCCCTTTTCGTAGGCCGTCCTCGGTATCGGTTCTTCCGCCCAACAATCGCTGGTCCACTTTTTCAGATTTTTGTAAGCGTTCTGGCCGAGGTAATTATAGACAAGGTTTTTAAAATTATCATTAAGAACGATACGGCGAACGTCGCGTACCGGTTCGCGGAATGCTACCAGATGAATAACGTCAGTAATACTGCCGCTGATAACTTCAAATCTTAGGTCCAGCCTGCGCTCAACCTTATGCTGAGTACGTTCTTTCAGGAAGCCCTTGCCTAAAGACATTGCAATGTTGCTCATTGCCGATTGCTGTGCAGCATCAGCCTGCTCCTGCGTACGCAAATCCCGCAGGTCGTATTTAATAGGGAAGTAGCCACCATCTAAGGTATAGATTTTCCGGTCCTGTCCGACAACAACAAAGCCTTTGGCTTCCTGCTTCTGCAGCACGGCACCGGTCATGCGTGCTTCAATCTCTCTTATCTGCTCCCAATGTATATCGTAGAGCTTCCAGATACTGTTGACGAGGTTCCAGTCGCGCTCATCCAGATACTGCAGCACATTTTTAACCTGCGCTACATTGACGTGATAGCCGTCTAGAACGCGCTGCTGGTTCGTTTCAGTGCCCCAGTTAAGCGCAATCATAATCGCCTGTTCCTTGGTAATCTTCGACGAGCCAAAATCATAGAGGCGTTTGTTACGCATATCTGCCAGCTCCTTGGGAGAGTAAGCATCAAACAGTCCTTTTAATTTGTTCTGCATATTCACTGCCATCTTTAGCTCTTTGTCTGCAGCTTCCTTCAGCGGGTCGTAGATATACCGCAGCGCCACATCGCCCATCTTCTTCAGCTCTACCTCCGGCTTAATCAGCACCCTGTCCGCCTGGTCTATAAAGTTTGCAGCATCATCCTGCCATCTGTTTTTGTTGGCACCAGTCGGGTCAGTGTTGGCGCGCTCCACCATACGCTGGCGCACTTGCCCTTCAATCTCAGCAACTGCTTCGTCAACAGTCAGGGTTCTGCCGTCCTTGGTTTTAATCGTAGCCAGCTTCATATTATCCATGCCGCGCTTATAGATAATATGCATAACCTGTGCCACCAAATCAACCTGCATATTACTCAAATCCTTATGCCCTGCTTTACGTTTATTGCTGTTCATCGCCGCCTGCAGGAACCATTCAGGCAGATTGGTCTGGCCATCCGGTCCGAAGAACGGAGACTCCAGCATAAGGCCGCCTTCTTCCCTTGTAGCATCTGCTTTCATCAATACCTCCATGATGCCCTCATAATGCGGCGGTACCGGTGCGTCTGCGTCAGAAAAGCCAAAGACGTACATAAGATGATTATACGCATAACGTTCATCTGCAGATATGTTCTTCGCCTTGCTGATTGTCTGCTGCTTGCGCTTTAGGCCATCTTCAATCTTCTTTATCTGCTTGGCGTTGCGGACAGCTCTGTCAGCAAACATATCATAGATCAGCTGAGCCTGTTTGTATTTGACGGCCTTATCCCAGTTGCCTTTTACAAGAGACTGCTCAGAATTGTACTGCGCCTGCGCCGACTTTCTGCGCCACATCTGGTAGTTGTTGGCGTCCTCAATAGGCATAACCTCCAGCTTCATCTCAACGAATTGCACATAGTCCTTGTAATGACTGAGTGCTGCATCACGCAGGCCACGCACATTAGCAAGCAGTTCACGTTTATCCTGCTTCAGTCCCTTTGTTTCTGCAGTAAGCTCTTCTATCTGCTTGCTCTGCCTGGTCATCTTGTCTACCGTCTTAATGACGCCTTTTTCTGCAGCATCATTCTTGCCGTCGGCCTCTATTTGGGTAGTCAGGTTACGCTGCTTTTTGGCAATGCGCTCAAACGCTTCCAGCTCCATCGCCGTGGCCAGCTTACGGTATTTGCTCTCCTGCACGACTTCTTCCGCGCGTTCGCGGAAATACTGAGCATCTATGCCACTGTTATCTATCCCCTCCTTAAACTCTTTCATATGAGCTTCTACCGCAGCATCCAAGCTGCCGCCATACTCTTTAAGCTGCTTAACGTAATCTTCCACGTTCATGCCCAATGTTTCGCAGATAACAGACGTGCTCATATCAGGGTTATTCTTGATATGCTCCTGAATAATAAATACCGGTTCTGCGGCCAGTTTCTCACGGTATTCCGCTTCTTCACGCTCAAACAGTTCCTTTTCCTGCTGCCGGTAATCTTCCTTGACATCCTTCAGTGCTATCTTGAGCACCTTTTCCTCAGCATCAGCCTTAGCACGCTCTACCATACGGCGATATACGTCCTTCGTGCTTCCTTCCAGATAGTCCATACCACCGCTTTCGGCAAAATCATCCACGCCTTTTTTTCTCATAGCAATATCGATTTCATCTTCACTAGCAATCATGCGGTCCATAACTGCTTTAACCTCTTTGGACGGAGCACCGCCAATTTGGCTGAATGCACGATAGATTTTAGTCAGCCACTGCTTGAAGCGCCGGAAGATACTGCGCGTTGCTTCTGTAGGTGCGTCACCGCTCTTCAGATAATTTTCAAAGCCACGGGCAAAGCGTTCCTGCATCCAGAGCCGCTGCATCTGTTCCAAGGTCATTGCCCTGCCTTCAATTTCAACGGAGCCTTTGGCAACTGCAGTTTTCATCTGCTCGTTGAGCTTTTTAAATTCACTCTCCATAGCAGTGCCTTTGTACTCTTTGACAAATTGCGTATCGTTCCATGCAGCCCACCGGTTAATCGTGGCCACGTCATCCAGCAGCTGCTTCGGAGCATTCGGTAATTCTGCCAGCGCCAGCATATCATGCAGATAGATATGAGCCATCTCATGCATAAATGTCGACTGGTCTGCAGCCTTAAACAGAGAAATAACCTTCTCGCCGGTAGTTTTAAAGGCAGTCTGGCCTTTGAGCTGCCATAAGCCGCGCTGATCAGAGTCCATGCTGTAGCTTCTGCCGCCAAATACAATGATAGGATTATCGATAGCGTTCAACACTTCGTTATCAATTCTTTCCTGGCTTGCGCCCATGGTATAGAGCCGTGCTTTCATTGATGCTACTCTGGCTTCCTGCTCTCCATGCAAACGGAAGTATTTTTCATAATCGCTAGAGCTTTCGTCTTCAGCTTGCCATTGCAAATCTGTCTGCAGCTCCTTGATTTCCTGCAGGCGCTTTACTTTTTCTTCGGGTATCTGTTCTTCCAGCTCTTTAACCTTATTTTTGATATCAGAAAAAGCAGCATCGGAAATTTCACCGGTGTCATGTTCAAAGTCAGCTATGTCATATTCGAGCATAGCCGTAACATATTCTTTACCTTTAGGATGTAGGCGCTCTATTTCTTCATCGTACTTCTGCAGCTGGTGCTTCATCTGTTCGTTGACTCTGGCCGTACTGCCGCCGCCAGCAAAGCCTTCTGCATTCTGGATGATATGCTGGATTTCATGGATGAGCGTTTCTTTCTGAGATTCAATAGGGCGGGCACCTTCCAAAACAGATTGAAATTGTTCTTTCAACTTTCTTTTCTTTTCTTTCAAGGAATATGATTTTTGAGAATTAAATTTTTCATTGGAAAAAGGATCAGGTAAATCATCAACACCAAAGTAACTATTTTCTAGCTTTGTAGCTATTTTTTCGATAACACTGTCTTCTGGTAAAACTCCTTTCGCAATATCATCGAAAGCTTTTATTACACTGCTTTTTGCGTCGCTGTCTCCCCGCACTGCCCACAACATTTCCTCTCTTTCTCTTGCTTTCAAAGGATTTACTCCAGTTAGTCCTCTATTGAGCACTATTCTTCTTTTGCCTATAGCATAGCCACCTGTGTTATAATTCATAAATTCTGTAGTGACTTCAAGATTTGCTAACCACGGATAAGCTTCATATAACGCAGGATTATCATAGATGCGACCAAGCGTAACTGTTTCATTGTCCCTCAATTCCACAAGGTTAATTTTATCCAGATTATCAGGAATTTCAAAACGCCACTTGCCGTCCGCGCCCAAATGCCAGCCGGTCTTTTGGTAGATAGTTTTCATATCTGCAGCTTTAGCCAGCATTTCTTTTGCTTCCTTCAGCTTCTCCATATTTGCAGTCATAGCACGCTCGCCAGCAGATTGGTTATAGCGCTCTATAATATCAATGCTCTTATCATCGAAGACGACAAAGCAGCGGCCATCTTTCATACCTTCGTAAGCTATGCCTTTAATTCCGTGCTCATTAAGCAGCTCAGACGCGCCACGCCAATTATAATCCTCTTCGCCCATAGCCTTCGCCAGAGCATCGTAAATCTTGTTGCCGGAAAACATGCCCCCCAAAGTACCGGAAATATCAGCTTTTGCCTGATTGATAACCTCCTCTTTTGCAGCAGCATCTTCTGCTTTGGCACGCTCTAATTCTTCTTCTAAAGCAGCAGCCTGGCTTCTGAGCTTCTCTTGTTCTTGATTACGATACTCACCATCTGACTTTAGCTTTTCAATTTCTTCTTTGCTATATCCGTATCTTTCCAAGCTTCTTGCAAGCGTTCTATAGCCAAATGTATTAGAATTGCTCTCTAAAAGCTTACCAATGCCATCTGCTAATTTATTGAAGCCATCAATCTTAACCTGAACCTTGCCAGCATTATCAAAAGCTCTTAATTTAAAGTTCAGCAGATTTTCCCAGAACTTCATTGACCGCGCATCATCCAAAGATTCTATAGTATTTTTCAAAAGCGCTTGTACATTTTTGTTTTGATTAATGAAAGTCTTTTGTTCGTCTAGCAATACATCGTTTTCCGGAACTTCCACTTTCAGCATGCGTGAAGTATTTTCGTACTTCACATCAGCTTTTTCAATAATGTTTATTGCTTCTTCTAGTTTAGCAATATAGCTTTCTGTATTAGCCGTTCTTTTGGTTCCTGCAATTCTTTCCTTTAAGCTTTTTATTGCACTTTTCTTATTCTTATTTCCGGTCATTGCATCAAATGTATCCAGAACAAATTCTAACGGATCATTGTCAATGAGCTTCTGTCCTGCTGCTGTTGCCCAATCTCCCTCCTCATCAATTTTGTACGTAACCCCATCTACAATTACTGCGCCAGCGTCAGCACCCAGCACTTCCTTATATGCCTCTGATATTTTTCTATCCTTGGCAAAGTACAGACCCCAGCCATGTACCTGGTCACCAACGCCATCGCCGATTTTGCCAATATCAAACCTTTTAAAATCGTAAGGCGTGCCATGCCATGCTTTCTGGTCTAAAGTATTATCATCTTGTTGAACTTTATTTACCAAGATTAACTTAGTCTTGACTTCATTAAGCCACCATGGTATACTATTTACAACAGAGGTTAGTTTGTCTGGTTTTGACGCTGAGCTGTAATCAGCACCACCATTTCCAGAGCCACTAACCTCATTTTTTATTTTAGTAATATCTATATCATGAAGGAATAGTTTTTGCGATTTCTCCTTTCTTATAATAATTTTAGCATAATATTCAGTGCCATTAATTTGAACCTTCCTTGCGTACATTCTGTATTCTTCAACATCGGGCTTCATTCTTTTTTCTCGTTTAGGATCAGGAAGCCTTGTATGCAGATAACTTGATTTTTGCAAAAGTTCTTCTATATACGGCACCAGTTCAAATAAATTTGCTTTTTTTGCATGTCCAGCCATTTCCTTAAACGCAGTGCGAGGAATGTCTATATCCTCATTGTATTTATTTTTAACAATAACATGCTCTCCATCATTGTTTTTATATAAGGTATTAAATATCATTCCCGCATTTTTTTTGCGAGAATCAAAATCGCCCCCCTCTATAACCTGTACTATTATGTATGGTTCTTGATTGACTAATTTATAGTAACTCTTTAATACTTCTTCCGCTGGTCTCTGTACATAAGTTTCAGTTCCTATATGTACAGTATTTATGCTTTCCTGATTAAACTTCTGCTCCGCAGCTTCACTTTCACTTCTGATAAGCCCAATACTACGCGCATAATCAAGCGCAGTGTATTTAGTATGGCCAACCTGTCTATGCAGCTCAGCCATACGGTCTGCCATTCGTGCGGCAAGGATAGCACTCATCTGTGCTGCCTGCCGCACTTCTTTGCTTTCAGCGCCTTCCAGCTTGCCACGCAGCTTACGATATACCTCAAAGCCTTCTTCGCTCAGGCCTTCAGTAATAGAGAGTTCGCCTGGATCTATTTCTTCCAGAGCAGGCGTCAGCGCATCCAATCTGCGGATGGCTTCTTCCGTTGCTTCCATGGATGCCTTGTTATTCTCATACCATTGGTTATCTTCCGGCGTGCGGTTTTCCCAGCCAAAGAGTCCATACTCGTTGTGGCCGGTCCAAATCTCACGCGCCAGCTCACGCAGCTCCATCTTAGAGGGCTTATGCTTATTCTCTTTATAGTAGCGCTGATACCATGGGTCGTTATTGCTTACCTTGATGCCACGCATCTGATTATCATATTCCGGGATTTCTACTACAGCTACGCCGTTACCCATACCCTTTTCCAGCTCTTCGATAATCTGATTAAGCGGCTCGTCAATCTTGGCCTGCAGCGATTTTCTGATTTCCTTTACGCCTTCCTTAGGATTATCCGGGAAGCGGCGCAATACTGCCTCTGCTATCTCACGGGTTTCCGGAGTATGGAAGTTATTGTCAAGGTAGGTATTCAAAGCATCTTCACGCTGGCGGTTCTCATATGCCAATATGCGGTCCATCTCGCGGCGCATCCTGCCGGCATATTCTCTGTTGCGTGCCAGGCATTCGCTGATATCGCTGAATGTGATGTAGTCTTCCAGATGAGCACCGATTTCAGTCGGCAGCAGCTTAGATACATAATCTGCTGTACTGATTTTCAAGTCTGCCTTAGTATCGATGATGTCTTTAAGATACTGTTCGCCTATGCCTGCTGCCTTTGCTGCAGATTTCAAAAGCTCATAGCCGCCCTGCTGATTAAGAACGTACTCTGTATCTATGTTAATAGTTTCCAGCTCCGTGCCTTTGAGCTGATTATTCAGTACCTCGTTATATACTTCCGGAGCTTTTTTAAACAAAGCATTATTTTTGATATCCTCAGCAAGACTTCTCAGCATAGATATGCCGTTAGCATCACGCAGGTTAGCTTTCTGCTCTTCACTTTTCAGCTGCAGCGCCGCGGATGCACGACGCATAAAGGATACCGTGCTTGCTCCATGCGCGCCAGCGCCAAAGCCAATAGACGCAGGCAATGCCTGCCAGCTTGCCTCCAGCCCACCAACGATAACGTCCTTTGCCGTATATGTAGGGATATCACCGCCCGGATTGTTTGCTGCAGCAATATCAGAAATAATTCTGTTGCTCATCTCCTGCACGCCTTCTTCCGCACTCTCAGAGATGGCCACTGTTCCGATGTTCTTGGCACTGTCACGCAGATATGCGGCAAGCAGGCTCTGCAGTTCCGTGCTGTCTTTGGCACTGCTGATAATTTCTTTGATGCTCTGCGCACCTGCACCGCCTTTGATGACGTTCAGGATTTTATCTGCGTTGCTGAATTCTATACCTGTTTCCAGCGCTGCCGCTACAGCAGCATAGCTGCGCGCCTGGTTATCTGTCAGCAGCTGCCTGCCCTGCTTATCCTTATAGCCTCTATAATCAAGGTAATTGTTGCCGGCGATTTCGTCATACATATCCTGCGCCATACCGATACGGCTGCCGACACTATAACCAATCTTGGCACCTGCGGCCGCGCCTGCAGCAGTACCGGCACCCAGCGTTGCACCGCCGCCGGCAATACCGCCGAGAAGCGCGCCGAAGCCAGCGCCGTATACGCCCATCTTCTGGCCATTAAGAGCATTACGCAACATCATCTTGCCGCTCTGCACTGTGCCGCCGACAATAGCACTCATCGGGTCCTCAAAAAGTCCTGGCAGTTCCTTGGAATTTTTCTGTGCTTTTTCAATTTCTCCCAAACGTGCAATGTCAGCATCCGTCAGCTCTTTGCCGTTCATAGCAGCGTAGCCCATACGGCCGCGCTCACTCATCAGGTTATCAAGCTCCCAGCCGGTCTTAGCTGCTTCAATAATGCCCTGCGTCTGGCGCACGTTCTTCAAGTTATGCAGAGCAATAGCAGCGTCAGTATCACTCAGCTTGGCCAGCTCGCTCAGCTCAGGGTAGGCCTCAAACACTGCCTGAGGGTCCATAGCCTTCTGCTGATAATTATATACATTGCGTGCATTGGCCAGATTATCAGCGTTAGCCAGGATAGCATTCTCCGGAATGTTTGTGGCCGCGCTGATTTTCTTTGCTTCCAGCAACACATCGTCTTTGCTGTAATGATATTTTTTATACGTTCTGTCCCACAAAGAGCCTAGTCTGTCCTTTTCAAGATCTTCCGCACTCTTTTGTGTAGGATAGTATTTAGCAAGCTCCTGTTTAGTGCCATTGTTCCATGTTCCTGTTTCATCAATAAAGCCGGCACTGGTATCAACATCAGCGCCGGAGAAAAAATTCTTCACTCCGTCCCAGAAGCCTGTTTTGTTATTACCGTAAGAGCCGACCGGTTCCGTTTTCGCCTGCTCAACAGCAGGACGAAATTCACGCGGAATGTTCTGAGTTTCCTGCTGTTGGCCACCTTGCATATTACTGAAATTAAAAGTTCCCATAATGTTAGTCTCCCATCGTCTGCTTAAACGCTGCCTTGCTCATGCGCACCGGCTGAGCATTGCCATCAAACCATACATTGACGTACCCGTCATCTGCATTGCCGATATGATAGATATCATGGTTGCCAAGCTGCGCCATATTGTATGATATATCACTGTCCCAGAAGTGTTCACCTTCTATCGTAACGCCGCCGACACCCTTAACCAGTCCCTGTTCCATGATATCCATCACCCAGTCTACTGTAGGCGTGCGGTTTTCTTTAGCTATGTATTCGTTTATTGCTCTTTTAGCGTACCGCTTCAATCCCGGACGCCACGCTTCTGGCACCTTATTTCTTCCGCCCATCTTACTGTAAAAGGCTTCCATAACGCCGTCCCAGTCAAATGATGCCTTGCCTTCGCCCCTAGCTGCAGCTTTCGCCGCCTGCTTATTCATATGCACGTATTTCATAATTGTTTCCGTGCTGCAGCCTGCATCAGACAATTTCTGGATCAGCTCATCCTGCGACAGTCCGCCCTTGTCTATGGCATCTTCTATTTCCGTAGCCTCGCCTACAGTTAATTTATGTACGCCTGAAGATGTAAAGCTTTTGGCTACAGCATGCAAAGTTTTATAGGCGCTATAATCGTTGCCTGCTATCTGTTTGGCCATGTTTTCAAAATACGCCGGGTCGCGTATTCCATTATTGTAGGCAGCAAACATTTCATCCGACGCTCTTTCCACCATAAGGTTAGTGCTTGTACGCTTCTGCTGCACCTGCTGCAGCGCGTACTGTATATAACCTTTTTTTAATTCTTCACGTTCTGTTGCGTCCATAGCTCTGCCGCCGATATGGCTATAGCCTACTGTATGATATCCGGGAGCATCCAGCGCCAGCTCACTCACTCCATGCTTACCGCTCTGGATAACCTTGCCGGTCTTGGCATTGTATATACCGACATGGGTAATGCCCTTATAGGCTTTAGTGTCAGAATGCACATCATCCGGGTTGTCGCTCGTAGCGTACTTACTGCCATCTACCTGCCAATAGACAATATCTCCGTCCCTTAATTGTTTACGGTCATTAAACGTCAGCCCTTTACGTTCTGCGTTAAGGTAGGTACCGTCAGCCAGGCTGCTGGTAATGTCATAATCACCGCCAGCCGTCTGAATATATTTTTTTACAAAGTTGGCGCATTGATTGCTGCCCCAAGCCTTGCCTTCCTCTCCCTGTGCAAATGCCAAACCTTTAGCGATATCTGCCGTACCGGTCTGCGTAGACAAGAGCGCCTGCACACCGCCGTTTATATCACTGCCATACTTAGCATAAATGCCGGCAAAGGTATTAAGATAATTATTGCTTTTTTCCCTTGCGCTGATAATCTTGTCATACTGAATTCGTTTCTGCGGGTCCATAAGATAACCGTAGGCCTGCAGTATCTCGCCGCCACGCGTCCATCCTTCGCTGCTGTCTGAATTGATAGCAGCCTGCGCTGCCGTCTCTGCTACCGCAGCCTTCCATTTGTTGCTTGCTTCAGCAATCTTTTCCTGGCCATAGTTGGCGTACCTTGCTGCAGTCATAAAATCGCCGCGGCGCATAACAGCGTCCAGATCATCATTGTTATGCCAGTTTACAGCTACGTCCTTCAAAGCTAATTTGTATTGATTGTTAAGCTGCGTATCCTGGTACTTCTCCATCTCGCCCATGGTATAACGTTCCATCTGGGCACGCTGGCCGGTCCAGTCACGCTCAATGGTATTGTAAAAGGCCTTGCTTCCCAAAACGCCACGCAGCGTCGACGGTCCTTTTTGCATAATGCCATTGATAATCTTCTTGCGCCCTTCCTCGTACTTGGTAAGGTTATCCCTTGCGTTCTCTTCCTTGTTCTGCAGCAGCTCATTCTGCAGCCTGCTCATCTGCATATTATAATCATTATTGGCCTTCATCACGTCGGCAATGGCTATCTGCTCATAGAGCTTCTGCCCTCCCTCGACCATCATATTGGTAAGATTTGCATTTGCCCTTGCCAGCGCCATCTGCCCGCCCATATCAGGATGCACACCGCTCGTCCGGCTTGCAGGCGTACCGAGCTTTGCCTGGTTCTCGTAAACATCAATTACTGCCATATTCTGCTCCTTTCCTATATACGCAAAAAGCACCCAAGGCTTAGCCTCAGATGCTTTCTACGTTGCTAATTTTTTAGAGTATGATGAAAATGGGAGAATGGCTTCCCTTCCGCACTATCATTTTAACACACATACTTTGCCGATTTGTAAAGTACAAAATGACATTTTTACCATTTTGCTTTCGCCCAGCCATCATTACTGTAGCTTGAGATGCCGCCACCGGTATGAGCAGGCAGTCCTTTCATCTCTGTGTAGCCCGGTACACTGTAGTTTTGCAGGCCTACGCTTTTACCGGCTGAGCTTTTCAACGCACCCATGCTTTTGGCCGTATAAAGATTAGACGCTACGCTCAGCCCTGCCTGCAGCATGCTGTTCATCATAGCGCGCTTGCCTGCCTTACGGTAGGCTCTGGCGCTCGACGCATAGGCATCGCCCTGATTCAAATTGTCCGTACTCTGTTGGAAGATGTTATCTACCTGCTGACGCGCATTGTATCTCTCAAAGGCAAGCTCCTGCTCCTGGTTAAACTGGCTGTCTGCCATCGCCGCCAGTGCACTGCCGCTTGCCGTGATTCCGGCCGCGCCGATGTTGGCTCTCTGCTGCCCCTGCAGCTGCAGCAGTCTGCGGCGTTTGTTTTCCTCGTTGATTTCATTATTCTGCGCCTGCTTCTCGGCCTGCTCCTGCAGCTTCTGCGCATTGTTATAGGCGATATCAGCATTTGCCTGCGCCTGCGCCGCCTGTGCGTTGGCCTGCTGACGTGCTGCACGTCCCTGCAGATAACCGCCCAAGAGAGTTGCACCAATCATTACTCCTACGCCCATGCTATCCCTCCTTTAAAATTCTTTCGTCAAAATAAAATTCCCTGTGCGGCAGATTGTATATTCCGCATTGCACCGGTTCCGATATCTCAGCGCCAAGCCATCTGAGCCAGCGCAGGATTTCTGCGTTTCCAGCATCAACCTTATTGGACATAGGCCCATAGGCCGCCACAATCGCCCTCAGAAAGCGTTTGGTATATCGCCCTACTACTAGCCTATGCTTCAATGTTTCGTCGGTCATGAGCAGCCAGACGCATTTGACAGAGCATATTGCAGCCGGGCTTCTTACTCCATATATAGCTGCAGGTATGCCGTCAACATAAAAGCAGCCAATCAGTTCGCTATATCTGACGCTTCTTTTTAAAACATCCAGCTCATGTCCAGCACCATACAGCGCCGTCAGCTCCTGCCTGTTGTCCTGCCGCAGATGTGCGGCCACGTATTCAATATCTCTATCAGACGGACGAGAAAAAGTATATTCCGCCATATTATCCTCCCGGCACAATCTCCGGCACAATGGCCAATACCGTCATCGGCAGCGGCGCATCCTGCTTAATGATAAGCTGCTGCGTTTCGTCCCAGCCTGCAGCAGGCAGGACGATTTTTTTCTTACCGGTGAAAAGTTTTGTAGACTGGCCATATGCTTCAGTATCGCGCCATTTGATTTCATCCAGTTTTTCCTCACTCAGGCCATACAGTCCGCCACGCGTGTTTTTAAAGAGGACGGAAAGATTACCTATGCGCTTCTTGCGGCTAATGGAGCTGCCGTCCTGCATCTGGAATTCTATCGGCAGTGTCTTTATGACTGCATCAATAGGCAGTCCTACATGCACAACACTGTAGCCATGCTTTTCGCTCAGCGTAACTTTACCGCCTTCCACCTTCTGCTGCGGCAGCGCGTTTCCGTCAGCCAGTATGGCCACGGTTTCACCCTCCAGCCACGTCAGGCCCGTTACCTCTTTTATATCGCTGCCACGTACGGTTATGCCGTCGTCAACATAAATCTGTTCTTCCGGCACATCGTTATCGTTCCTCTTTTCCAGCATAACGTTCTCGTATTGGCCGTTACGTTCTATGACAGCATAAAGCTCGTCATATTCTCCGCCAGGGATGCAGCAGACATTGACAAAACGCGCATTCTTAATGCTATGCTTATGCCATGCGTAGATATCCTGCTCCTTGATATAGGTCAGTCCCAAGAGCAGGCCATCATCTCGGACAAACCATATGATGCTGTCCGGAGTCTGCTGGTAGGTCATAGCTACTACTTTGTGGCCATCGAAGAGATGAGAGCATAGTAGGTTGAGGTCATCACCGGTGTATTTATCAGCCTCATAGCTGTATGCCAGATCACGGATGATGTTGCCCTGCTGCTGCGCAAAGACAATTCTGCTGCCTACAGTTACCGGCAACACGTCAGATATGCCGCGGTATTCCTGCGCCTGACTTAAAGTATTGCTAGGCGTGAGCGCTTTGCCTTGGCCACCACTTACCTTATATTCACCGCCGCTTGTCAGCAGAATCAATTCTCCAAAGGCTACCATTGCTTTGATACCGTTCATCTGGCCGCCGTTTAGAGTAGCCGTTACTGCATCATCGTCTACCACAGGTGTTGATGTTCCGAAATTATAATAATCTCCTACCTTACTGCTCCAGAACGTCTGCGGATATCTTGTGCTGCCGGCAAATACCAAGCGGTCTTCAAAGAAGCCTGCTGCAGACGGATAGCCCTTGCTCCTGCTCCACGGAGAAAAAGCCCAGATTTGCGTAGCGTCTGTACTGCCAATCGTGCGCAATACCTTGCCTTTAACCTTTTTACCGCTGATGTACTCAGTAATTTTTATAATACCGCTATAATCATTGCCGAAGCTCTGCACAGTGACGTAACCGGTCTGCTTCTCATTCTCACCGCTCCAGATGGTTGTATCAAACTCTGTTGAGGTTACCCTGTACCTGACAATGTATTCCTCTTCGTTCTTTTCGGTAAAGTTGTAGTTCTGGCTGTGATTGCCGTCCTGCGTTCTTACAAGCTCCCACATAGAGCTGTTCTCGTTATATTTTTCCAACGAGAAGTTTCCCTTCCAGAAGCCGAAGCTCTCTACATAGACGCTAGAGCCCGGCAGGCAGCTTACCAGCAGCGCATCCGTTGCATCAGGTTTGCCTTTTTTGTATTCGCTTTTTTTATAATGAGTCAGCTCAATAAGGCTGCCAATGTTATCTTTCTCAAAGATATCCTTATCGGCCGTTAACGTGACTTCGCCTTCCGTCGCACTGGCCGTTATCTTCGCTGCCTTGCTGCCATAGCGGAAGCGGATATTACAGTACCCGTCACCGCCGCTTTTGCCGTTGACGCTGGCAGCATCTGTTCCCTTTATGCCACCGGCAGCACCACCGCTGTAGCTCGCACCTTTGCTGCCTGGTGTAGTCTGGAACCGGAAAAGAATATGGCCGCCACTTCCAGCTCCACCACCTTTAACTGTCCTGCCAAACGCAATCGTGTTGCCGCCAGCGCCACCAGCATCTCCATCAACGGTCAAGTATCTCCCCGACTTTTCGCTTAACCTGCCGTTACCACCTTTACCACCAGCACCAACCTCAAGCTTATACTTTTGCCCAGGCTGAACATCAGTTGAAAAGCGGATGTATTCACCTGTGCCGCCATCACCTCCGGGAGCCGTATATGTTCCTGCGATAGCAGCGCCGCCACCACCGCCGCCAGCACCAGCCAATTCCACCGAAATATTGGTTACGGTATCAGGAAGCGTCAGCTCGTAGGTTCCAGGACCATAACGATATACTTGCGTTACCTGCTCATCATCCGTTGCAGTACTGCCATTGCTGTCCTCAAACGGACCGCCTGTTATAGGCATCTGTTCCCAGCGCCAGTCATATGTACTGTAGCGCGTAAGCGTCATAGGGTAATGATCAGGATGCACGATAAAAAGCACGTCAGCACTCTGCGTATATTTTATTTTGCAGATACCCTGCAGGTCGGCTGGATTAAGATTGTTGCTTATTGTATAAGGCTCTCCGTTATCCTCTACTATGTATTGGCCGTTGTACAGAAAGCGGCAATGCCCTGCAGTGACTTCTATGATATAGGTTTCATTGGTGTTATACAGAAAGGGGATATAGAAGGCACGCTTGCCTCCATAGGTTACGCCAATATGCCGGAAGCCGTTGCGGTTACGCACGCCACCATAACGCTGCACCGTAAAGTTTTTTAACGTGGCAGCGCCGCTATCATATTTGTTGATATCGACGCGGCCGTACATGCTGTCCGACAATTCACCGCCGGCAAAGCTGGGCTTCAGTTGATACAGTCCCATTGTCAGCCCTCCCATCTGGCGTTGGCCAGTCTATCCTGTACAGCTTCTTCCTGATTGTCTTCTGCAGCATCCTCGCCAGCTGCTTCCGTAAAGTAAGCATTGTATGCCTGGATAGCATTTGTCGCAAGGTTCATGTTACCGGTCAAAGCGAACGCCATCTCCGCCGCCAGCTTCCAGCTGAAGGCTTCAATGAATTGGCTGTCGAAGGTTTCACTGTCCTTTACGTCTGCAGTATATTCCACGTAGGCGTTAGAGATATTACTGTATATCTTGCGTCCGCCGTTACCGTTCATAATGCGGAAGTAATTATCTTTAGGCAGGCCAACAAAGCTGTCATTGTACATAAGGCGTATCGCCAGAGCATCAGAAGGATATTGATAGACGTATTTATAATCAGGTGCCGTTTCATTAAGCAGTGCCAGCTGCACACGCTTCGTTGCGAACGTCCAAGGAAAGCGGCGCAATACATTCTGACGGGTAAAATTGAAATAACGTGTACAGATTCTTGCAGGCTGGCTTGCCTCATCCATGCGGTTGATTTCGTCTACGCCGATACGGCCAAGCGCAAGGTTACAGATTTCAATGTTGTTCATGGTTTCCTCCTAAAAAACAAGAGGCCGGAATAAGCTCCGGCCCGATGTTATTCTCCGCGCAGAGCGGAAATCAGTTCTTGTTTTTTTGCATTCTTCGGCGGCTCCAGGCCGTTTGCACGTGCCAACTTCTGCAGTTGGCCAACATTCATATCTTCCAAAGAAGAAGGCATGATATCCGGGTTTTCCATGCTGCCAGACGTTTCTTCCGAAGGTTCTTCGTTCATAGTTTCTTCATCCGAAAGCACTTCGTCGGAAGGCGTTTCGTTCGTAAGTTCTTCATCCGAAAGCTCGTCAGCATTTTTGTTCAGGGCCAATCTTTCAGCTGGATTATAAAGCGGTTTGAAATGCTCCGGCACATTCTCACCCAGCTCCACCACTTCGCCCTTTTCCCAAAGTCTGCGCTGCCAATAGCAGGTGCGGATTACTTTGTATCTCATACCGGCACCTGAATATCCGGGGACAGATATGCCCAAATCTTGCCGCCTGCCGGAGCGGTAGTATCACCGGTGATTTTTACGCGGACGTAGCGTCCCTGCGGTTGGATGGACGCGAAGAATTGCGCCAGCTGGCAGGCATGCTTCTGCTGCTCGGCAGTTTTGCCGATAGTCACCACCATCTCAGTGATAGGAGCAGAGAAGGTTGCGTCAGCGCTGGTCTGCAGCTCTACGCTTTTGACGCGGCCGGCAGTTACGCCCTTAGTCAGTTTAACATCAACATAGAGCGGTCTCAAAGATTTGTTGCGGCCGATATCAATTGCCTTACTGGTGACAGTCGCTGCAGTATCGACATTTTCGCAAAGAATAAGCTTTGCATCAATCATTACAGCCATGTTCTTACCTCCTTATTCTACCGGCACTTTAGATTCAGTGCTCAGGATAGCATCATTACGCAGGATGGGAGAGCCCCAGAAATGCTGAATACGCTTGCCGCCGAAGTCTTCCAGAGAAAGGTTAACATTGTTTTTCTTCTGTGCAATGATATTGATCATGGTCTGCACCTTACGGTTACAGAGGATAACAGTACGGCCATGGTCAGGATTTTCAATGCAGTCATATACTTCAATCAGTTTGTCGATGAAGTCAGTGCTGCTGGTATTGGTAGTATCAATGTTGGCCAGACGTGCTACATAGCGCGGGTCACGTACGCAGAGGCCTACGTCCCAGTTGTACTGAGATTCATAGCCCCAGTATTCAAGGTTATTCTCATCTCTCACTTTAACACGTCCGTTGTCACGATAGCTGTAACCACCAGGAACGCCTTCCGGAGTGATGCCGTAAACAGTATCAGGTGCAAAGGTCACTACCCAAAGGGAGGTCAGATTGTTACCGGTACCGCCCGCGTCAACAATCTGATTGGCGTAGATTTCATCCTGCCCGGCCTTATCATAGTAGAAAGCGCCAAGGCCGGTAAAGCCAGCAGGGTTGATTTGTTCATCACCATAGAAGAAGGTAGTAGACATCTTCTGGCTCATAGCTTCCTGATGTGCATAGTTTTCATTGAGTCGATAGGTATTGCTGTTCTTGTTGAGCTTCATCAGTCGCTCATCAATCTGTGCAATAGCCTCAACACCGCCGGTAGTAAAGCTTGCCTGGCCAGTGCTGGATTTAGTAGGCGCTACGCCACGGTTAATAATACGCCATGCAACATCCGGCAGACTGGTTCTGATAAGCGCTTTTTCAACGCTGCCGCTGTTGCAGGTTCTCATCGGGAATACTTCCCAGAGACGGTTGGTTTTGGCCTGCAGCTCTACGACCTGCGCCGCTGCTTCATTACCTGCAGAGCGATACTGCTGCGCAATATCATACATAGTTGCCAGGCCGGTGTTGTTATAAAGTCCGGTTTGTGCCATTTAATTCACTCCTTTAGTATTTGCTGTTAGGGAAGAGGATATCTTCTGCCCGCGGGGTTCCCTTGCCACCGCCGACATGAGTATCTGCCGGTTTATCTTCGCTGATAAGCTGGCCGATAGTTACAAAGAGCTTGCAGACAGCAGGATGATTGATAGCACCGGTATCAATCAATACCTGCATCGCCTCACTGCCGCCGAAGGTATCTACTGCGGCTTTCGCAAAGCCCAGGTTTTCTTTTGTAATCAGGCCTTGCTTTTGGCATTCAGCAATGTTTTTTTCGATGGCTTCCTCCGCCTCGTGCATATAGCCGTTGATAATCTCGCTGTGCATTTTCAGCAGGCTGTCAGCCTGCGCCTGTGAAAGCTTTGCATCCTTAGCTATGGCGGTAAATGCTGTTTTCTGTTCATCGGTGATTGTAAGGCCTTCGCCCAGATTAAACTCATAGTTTTCCGGCACTGTGCCAGCGCCGCCGCCATCACCAGCAGGATTGCCGCTGCCGTCACCAGTAGGATTGCTACCGCCATCAGGATTATCAAAGATACTTTTACTGCCACCTGCAGCACCACCGTCACCACCGGTGCCTCCATCGCCACCAGCTCCGCCTTCACCGCCGCCAGCATCGCCGCCGTCAGGAGCCAGAAAGTACAACCATTTCTTTCGCATTAAACACAACCTCCTTCAAATTGGTCATAGAATTCATCTTTGTGTTTTTCTTTAGGACGGTCCCGCGCTTCCTGCCGCATCAGCAGCTCCAGCTGCAGGCCTTCCTCAGTATCATCTCTCAGCATACGGAGCAGTTCTTCGCCGACACTACGCCGGCCAATCTCATACCCCATGACACTTTGCTGCCCGACAACATAGTTGGGGACATGCACTTCCATTGTGTCAAGCAGCTCATAAATAAATTCCCTGCCCGTCTGCGTCTGCATGACGTTTACGAGCAGTTCAGCAAATCTTTGCTTTTCCATCAGCTCATCCCCATTCTGCTCAGCATATCATCCAGAGCATTATCCGTATTGGCCGGCACCTCACTCAAAAGCCTTGCAGCTTCCGCACCGGTCTTGGCCGCCTCAGCGCCCTGTGCCATCTGCGCCTGCTGCATCTGTGCTTCCTGTGCCTGCTGGCGTTGCTCTCTGAGCTGCTGCACCTCATCTTCGCTGCGCATGATTTTCTCAGGCGTACCGCTGATAACGCCAACCTCACGGATTACGTTGTCGATGTTAATAATGTCGGCAGCTTCAGGATAGATACCTGCTACGTTACCCACCATACCAAGTACATTCTGTACACTCGGCAGGCTTACCATCTTCTGCGCCTGCGCCAAGAGGCTCACAAAATTAACCTTCAGCTCATCTGCAGTAATCTCTTCCGGCATAGGCGGGAAAAGCTCGTTGCGCATACAGAGTCCAAACGTACGCAAGGTCAGCGGGTCCAGCACCTCATTATGGAACTGCTCCAGCACCGGCCCCAGCATAAGGATTTTCTCCTCGTGACGTTCCGCGACTTCCTTAGCAGTCATCTGCGGATTGTTCTGCGCCTGCGTCAGCATTACCATAAGGTCATTATAGAACGTAGCGCTTATCTGCTGCCGTTTATCATTGCTCAAGGCTATCATGCCTTCGTAGCGCTTTGCTCCCGGCGGTATCATCGGATAAGCATTCATCTGCGTACCATCGGGAATAAAGTTGTTTGCTCCCGGCTGGCGGTTGACTTTCTTCAGGCTTGCCGGAAACATCATAGCCGGGTCAGCCTCGTTATCCATGCAGCGGAGCTTTGCTTTCTCGATACGCTGCAGCTGCATACAGTTACCCAATGCATTGTGCCCAGGACCATAACCATATTCGCAGTTGCCCACCTTAGTCCAACGCGGCATAATAAACGGCTGCTCCTTGTAACCGCTGATACGCAGGAACTGCTGCTGATTGCCACGCTCCCAGTAAAAGCTCTGCCATGGGAAGTTACCGGGCTTTAATTGGTCAGGCTTATACTCATTGTTTTTGACGATGAGCATTTCAACCTCAAAGCGTTGTGTATGGTCATTGTTGTTATACGCAGTCTTTACGGCCACGCTCACGTTATCAATGCCAAATTCCGCTACCATCTGCGGAGCGGTCAATTCAAAACGTCTGCCGAAGGAATAAAGCCTGCCTCTAGCATCCACACCGCCTGCATATTCGCCGCAGGTGTAACTGCGGTGCCAGAGAGCAGTATCATAGTCCTGCATCATCAGCGCTGCCGCCGTGCCAAACTGACACAGCTCAGCCTCGATATCATACAGCATAGCGTAGGTGTTGCCACGTGCATATACGGCCATCATGACGTCACGCACATCATCCAGCCATTGACGCACCGGATGATATTCAGCCTTTTCCTGATCGGCCAAAGACAGCTCAAACCACGGACGGCTCGGGGACGTCAGTCCGCTCTGCAGGCCAGCAGCACACTTGCCTGCAGCATCCATCGGATAAGGGTCGATGAGATAGCGGTCACGCCGCTCTCCGTCAATGCTGCCGCCACGCTCATGGAAGCGTCCTCGATACGGAACGATATACCGGGACAGAAGTTGCCACGTCGGTTCAAACGAAGTGCGCCGCTGGTACATCTGCTCCAGAACGAAGCGCTTATCCTTCAGCAGCTTTGTGTCTCGATAGATTTCTTCAAACATTGCTATTCACCCAGCAATGCTTTCTTGATTGTATCTACCATGCTGCCGCCGGTCTTGTTGGTAAAGTTACGGCCTCTTGCCTTGCTCAGCTTTTCACGCAGCGATTCACGCTGTCCTTCAGTCGCGCTGTCAATAGTTGCAGCGCTCTGGCTTCCGGGTGCGTTCTGCTTAATCTGCGTTCCGCCGCCACCACCACCACCGCCGCCATGCAGCTGCATAATGATTTCTTCCATGGTCTCACCTCCTACCACATTCCATGAAACGGATCATATTCTTCCTGCGCGCCATTATCGACGCTCCAGGCGTATTCATGTTCCTGTTTTCTGCTCAGCACCGGAAAAGCAAAGGTCAGCGCCAATGCATCCGCCCTGTTCGGAGACGGAAGCCCGCGCTTTTTCATACTCTCCTTGCTCTCCAGCTGCACTCTGCCATCGTCACGCGGAGCAAGCTCCGGTCCTACGAGGTCATCAGCCAGCACGTTGTCATCGGCCGATATTGCACCGCCATCCATAAGCCAGCGCCGCATATCCTGCCACATAGCTGCTCGCTTGTTGATGCAGTTAGGCGGTATACCTTTTGTGCTGCCAAATGACACCAGCGTCCAATTCCTGCCCCACGCATCGCCTGCACTCTTGATACCTGTACCATAGCCAAGGTCGATAAAGACTGCATCAGCATGGTACTCATCCTCCAGTGCTGCAATCTTGCCGGCAAGCTGCAGGTCATTATCATTCTTCGGATATTCAAAGAGCAGCTTACTGTAGTTGCCCTGACGCAGGTATGCGCAGATTTTATCCGCACCGGTCCACGCAGGGTCTACACCAATGATAACCGGAGCAAAATTATACTGATACGGCTTGAGTACTCTATGACGTGCTTCATCCACGATAGACTGGGAGATATACTGCTTATCGCTGGCCGACGGGAACTCGCCACGCACGCGGACCTTGAAGAAGTCGCTGTCCTCGCCGTAAATTTCGCGCCACGATTCAATCTGCTTTTTATCAGAAAAGCTTACGCTGCGGCTGTCTACCCTGCGAGTGTGCCAATAATTTCTGTGTTTGTGAAAGCAATCATAAAAGCGGCCGCTGGAACGTGTCGGGTTTCCGAAGCAGCACCAGATGATTTCCGTATCCGCGTCAGTCAGGGCACCTTCCGTAACTTCCCAGATAGTGTCATGTATCGCTGATGCTTCGTCAAAGATAATTAAAATTCTGTTGCCCTGATTATGCAGGCCAGCAAACGCTTCAGAATTTGTTTCACTCCACGGAATTGCATCTATACGCCAAGTCTTTTCGTTACCGTCAGCGTTGCAGAAAATGCTTGTCGCAGTATAATCAAACAATGGTTTAGCTATCCACATGTTGTACCATTTGTTAAGCTCTGCCCATGTTTTAGTGCGAAGCTGCGCTTCCGTGTTAGCAGTAACAACGCCGCGCGTATCCGAGCAGGTACCCAGCGCCCAAAGAATGAGCCAGCTCACCAGCGCCGACTTACCAATGCCGTGGCCACTGGCTACTGCTTCACGTATGGCAACATCAGCAGTTTTTACTTCGTCCTTTATTTCACGTAGTATGTCAAGCTGCCACTGTTCCGGCCCTTTCTTATTCTCCAGCGGAGTATCAGGTTCGCCCCATGGGAAAGAAAGTTTTACGAAAAGCTCCGGATCATGCTGGCACTCAGCAAGATAGCCTACTAAAGCATCGTAGTCTTCCTGGCTTATTTGTGGTTTCATGGCCCATTACTCCTTCTTTCGCCTTTTCAGCAGCACATTGACATTGCCGCTAATCTTAACCTCGGTCTTGAAAACATACACGCCATCCATTTTGTTCAGAACGTCAATCGCCCTGATTCTGGCCTGCACATCAGCAGCATCATCTTCGGCAATTTTACTGAGCACCAGAGCGCGTTTATCCAGCCCGATAATCTGCTTTCTGATAGCGTCATCTGCCAGCTCTTTTATGCGCTTCAGAATGTTAACATTTCTTAACAGCCTGGTAGCCTGCTGTGCGGCGGTCCTCTCACTGTACCCGGCAGCTATGGCTGCAGCAGTGCCGTTACCCTCATGCTTACGGTATTCCAGGCAAAATTTCTCCTGCGCCGGACTGAGCTTTTCCGACGTGGTTTTTTTACCAGCTTTTGGGGTAGTTTTTTTACCGGAATTTTTAACAGCTTTTTTGACTGCTTTTTTTACCTCTGCCATAGTGCCTTCACCTCCTTTGCTTTTTGGCATAAAAATAACCCCGGCGGAACGCTCCGTCAGGGCCTTTATTTTTACTTGCTATTTTGCACAATACTATTTTACCACGTCAAAAGCGCCGATTTGTAAAGTACAAAACGGCAATGCTTAAAAATTTTTTATTCCATGCTGCGCTGCAATAATAGCAGCGTCACTCAAAAACTCATTGCGCCAGGCGTAGAACGTCTGACGGCTCACTCCCTGCAGCCCGCTGATAACCTCCGGCTGGACGTGCCTGTTCTCGTAGTTGTCATAGTATTTGTGCATGACGTGGCCAATAGGCGAGTCTTTGTATAAGGCATACGTCTCCCTTATCACCGCCAGCCACTCCTCCGGCTGCTCAATGACAAGCTCATAGCTCCGACGTCCGATGTATACGCTAACCTTTTTCAGCGGCAGCATTCCCTTGAGTGCATCCTGCTGGGTAGGATTAGGCTTCAGCTTGTCCTTCAGCCCATGCGGATGTCTGCAGGCACGCGCTTCATCCACGGCCATCTGAATTTTTTTTTGATACTTAAAGCGTGTCTCTGCGACGCGCTGCCAGTGCTTTACCAGCAATCTGATTCCCCCTTCCCGTGCTTATAGCAGCAGCGGATATACTTCTTCTTGCGCCTGTCCGTTTTTTTGCTTGTATATAACTACCGAGGCAGATTCCGCCGCTGATATAAACGCCTACCTGCGTAGTCTTTTTGTTCTCAATGGTTTCCCGCCACCTAGTGCCAGGCAACGGTAATACTGATACGGATATCCGGTAATCTCGCTGACGTCCTGGACGACAGTATCCTGCAGCACATAAAAGCCTTTAGGTGCAGACGGCGTCTCACGCCAGCTGTCAGCCTTGACTTTCTCAATCTTACACTCCGGCTGCTCAAGGTTACGGCTCGTAACATAACGTCTGGCAAACACTCTGCGTTCCGGATCGTTGTAGGTCTTGTTGGTCTGCTTGATAAGATAGCTGGCCAGCCTGTCATAATCTCCGCTGCCGTCCAGCTCCGTTGCATGGATACGTCCATGCGGCCACATATCGCCAAGCTCCTGCAGCTTCAGCCCGCTATGGATAACGATATGAAAATGCATAGAGCGCTTACCGTATTCGGCTACGGCCACATATTTGAAATTTGAGCCGCGACGCTTGCATTTCTGTTTCACGTTGCGGCAGAATTTCTGGATATCTTTTTTTGCCTCCTGCTGGCTGCTTGCTCTTTTATCCGGAGCATAGGTCAATACACAATGCAGGTCACCTTTGCCAAAATTAGTATTAAGCAGACGACGAAGATTCTTGTAGCTGTTACGCTCGTTTACCTTGGCCATAGCTTCCGGAGTAGGATTGCTTTGTGGAGCACGTACTGTCATCTTTCCCTTGTAGCGGAAGGTCTGGTATTTTTCTACTTCGATGCATTTGCCACATCTCCATGTCCGTTTTACATACATTCTTCCGCTCCATTCTGCCTAAGTTATTTTGGCTGTTATTTTTTCCGGCACTGATATGCCACTCAACTAATATGCTTTATCAAGCTTTGGGCAGGTATTTCACCTGCCCAATTTCTACTATTGTATATAGTTATTTTTTTGTCTTGCAGAAGCGCGGCAGCTTCCGTGCTTCCAGGAAGCACTTATCACGCAAGCTTCTGTGTTTGCTCAGGTAGCTTCTGAGCTTTCTTTTTCTCATGCAGGCCAGATGCTGAGCATACTTTATCTGTTGTACATCCAGCACCTGATAGCCGAAATTAAAGATTCCCATCTTGCCTTTGTTTATATTTTTTAAGGCTTCTTCGCAGGTTATCATAAACTTCATGTCTCCGGCTCCTTCCAATTTATATGTAATCCATATTGTTCGATGTACTCAAGATACTGCTCTGTGGTTTTATCTTCGCCCAGCATCTCAAGGCCGCGGGCGTAAAGCTCAGTGAATTTCTCCAATCTTGTATTGCGTACATGTATTTCTCCATAGTTCTCCATGAGTATCTTGCAGCAGACTGCCAGTATCTGATGGGTGAAGTATTTGGCATAATACGGTATCATCTTATCACGCTCTGCCTGCATACCTGCTTCATAGCCCGCCTGATAGATAGCATTACAGCCGGCCTTGCTGATGTCAAAGGGTTCATTGGCTCCGGCCTTAATCTTCAGCCGCTCTTCACCGCCCAACAGATGCAGCTTCTTCTGCTTTCTGCGTTCCATTTTTCTTAGCTGGCTCATGCGTCATCGCCAGCCTTGCTAACACGGATAAACTTATCACCACAAAATCTATACGTTCCCTCAATGCCGGCTCTGTCATACCAACCGGCTTCAACTTTATGTTTTCTGAGCCATGCCTCCAATACATCGTTGAGCTGTTCATCAAGCTCTTTTCTCGCCTGCGCCAGCGCATTACCGGAAATAAAATCGCACCATGCTTCTGCACCTTCGCCAGCCTCATCATCTGCTTGGCTTATAAATTCTTCAATCAGATCATCCATATCAATATAAGGATGCCATTGGGATTCTTCTTGTTTAAGGACTATAACCAAATCACCCACAGCAAGGTCGGGGCGAATATCTTCCAAGGCTTCCTCCGGAGTATCGCACAAATAGCTAGAAACAACGCGGCCCTGCACCTCTGCGCTATATTGAAGAAAAACTGGTTTTTCCTTGGCCAGTTCATCAGCCAAGAGAACAGCTTCGGCAAGCTCTGCCTTTGCCTGCTCCAGATAATAAATCTCGCCGCTGCATTGCCAGTCATTGATGGCCAGCTGCGCCCGGTTCACGTAATTATAAATCTTGTTGTTAATCATTTGTTCCTCCTAACAGCGCCAACGCGCATACCATAACGATAATTGTAATAGCCAGGTTAATTGTAAATTCATCTATTGCTGCGTCCATTATGCTGCTCCTTCCATAGCATTCCCAGCTTTTCAGCCACATCAGCGCCCATTACCACGCGTGTCCATTTAGGTTCTTGCGGCTTGCATTTTTCGCAATAACGTACGACTTCACAATGTCCATTGCGCCCGCAGCACTCACATGGAAAGCCATAAGTATAATACTTTCTTCTCAGCCGGAAAGATTTTTTTGCCACAGATATCGCATCTGCCGTATTCACTCATGCTACCTATTGCCTCCCTCAAAAATATTTTGCTGGAAGATCTCGTGCGTACCTGCAGCTATGAGCTTTTCTTCGCTGCTCATCTGATAGCCAAGCTTAGTAAGCCAGTGATACATTGCCTCAAGTCTTGGGTTGAACTTGTATTCAGGATATACCGTGCGGTAGTCATTAGCATAAAACTCTTTTTCGTTATCATTAAACAGCTTATAAATAACCTCTATACACTGCTGTGTATTATCGTAACTTTCGTAGGCCAGTTTAACTGCTTTTTCATCACGCCGAGGGTCGAAGTACTTATTATCCATGCCGGCTTCTTTGCTTATGTCACCACAAGACATATATGCAACGCTGCGTAATACAATAAGACTATATGCTCCCATATATACAGCTTCTCGCTGCTTAGCAGTGCCCTTGAGATTTTCAACGAATGCTTTGCGCAGCTCATAATGTGTTGCAGCCATAGCATCGACTTTAAACCATGCTTCCTTGATACGTTTTTCTTTTTCAAGCTCCTTGGCGCTTTTTTTTATAATTTTAGCTTTTTTTGTTTCCTTGACATAAAACTCTACGTTTCTCGGATAGCTGGCCTCATAATACAGTCCCTCTGTTTTCTTGGGAATTTTATCTTTTGTTACCTCATACTCATAGAGGTTCAGACTGCCGACGCGTCTATACTTGCTGCTGTATTTATTGGCACTATCCGGAAATTTCTTGATGCCAAGACGTTCCATATCTGCCAGGAATACCGGCATGTTATCAGCAAGCTTTTCTTTCTCCACGGCGAGTTTGACTGCTAGAGCAAAATCATTTGTGCCAATCTTCTCCATTGCTTTATTTCTGGCTTCTAAGTTTTTGATTCTGGCCAGTGCATCAAACTCTTTTAGACTAAGCTGGCGGGTAGAGCTTATCTCCTTCAGCTTGTTCTGGTCAAGCTTAGCGATTTCCAAGCGCCGTCTGATAGTTCTTTTACTGAAGCCGCTCTGTTGGGATATATCTTCGATATCCATGCCAAAATCCAGAAGCTGTTGGAAGCCTTGAGCCTGCTCATAAACCGTCAGGTCGCTACGCTGCATATTCTCTAACAGCATAGTCTGCAGCTGCCGCGTTTCCGACATGCCTCTTACGATAGCGCACGGCACTTCCTGCAGCCCGGCGCGTTTCGCAGCTTCCAGGCGACGGTGGCCAATTACCACCATATACTTGGGTTCTTCACCCGGTACAGCTTCGTTGACCGGGATTACGGTAAGGTTCTGGTAGATGCCATTCTCTTTAATGCTTGCTGTCAGCTCCTCCAGATTGCCCAAGTCTTTTCTTGGGTTCTGAGGATGCGGCACAAGGTACTCAATAGGCATGTTTACTACAGACATTTTTCTTCCTCCTTGTTCTCATCACTCTTATATGCTAAAATAGGGATGTATGGATGCTGGTAACTTCATACATCCCCATGCCGTCTGCGCTTTTTGCAGGCGGCTTTTTTATTTTGTTTCGACCGGAACATGCAGGCGCACATTGATTTTTTCCCCGAGGTATACCCAGCCGTCTTTCTTGTTGTTATCCTTGCAGACATAAAAAGCAATTTCGCGCCAGTCGCGCTTATCGCCGTATTCATCTTTTAATCTGCAGCAGATTCCTTCCAAAGTGTCTCCTTCTTCCAATACATGGTAAGGTACAACAATCTCAGTGACTTCCGGTCCTTTAACCATCTGATAAGCTGCACTTACCATTCTTGCGGGCCCGTAATCTAGCAAGCATATTACGGCAAGCAGTAAGCTGCCTAAGGTCAGCAGCCTCAGTTTCCGCAGTTTCCTTCTTCTCATTCTTCACAGCTCCTTTCCCAAAGCGGCGGACTATTCTCAGATAGTCTTCACGCAGCAGGTCGATAAATGTTTCTTCGCCGTCCTCATCAGTCATCAGCTTACCGGCGATAAAGCAGGGGCCGAATATAACGTCTACTATATTTCCATTATTGTTCAGCAACGGGAACAAAGCGTCATTGTGATATTTGTTCTTGCCGTCCTCATTACATATCAGCGTATATTCTGGGCTGCTGCCTTTGGCTTCCAGCGGTACGATCTGTATCTTGCCACCCACCAGCTTCTGCATATTGGCCAAAGTAAGCTCAACGCGCACAGCCTTTACCGGTTTACCTGGACGATACCAGACAACAGTTTTTTCATTGGCCATTTTTATATCTCTCCTTAAAGATGAAGCGCAGTGCATAGGCAGTGCTGGCCTTCATTCTTTCATCAGCTTCACGTGCCAGCTGTGCCCGGCGTTCACGCATCAGGCGCTCGTATTTCATGCTGGCTTCATGCTCTCTGATTTCTGCGTTAGGCTTGTATTTTTTACAGCGCTTCGCATGGTCAATAATCTTATCTTCCAGTTCGGCGCACGTCATGCGCTTTGCTTTGCACATTTGCCTTCCTCCTCTTCCAGCAGACCACGTTCTTTGGCAATCTCCAGCGCTATCTTTCCAAACGGGCCTGCCCACCAGTCCATATCCTTGACTGCCTTCTCGTTTTCCGTGATGCAGTCATAATCTTCAAGTCTGTTCATATTCATGCATCTCCATATAACCCTTGCAGGTATTCTTTGATTTGTTCCTTTACAACTCTGCTGCCAGCGCCGCAGTGACGTTCCTGATGGCAGTCGTAGCACAAGGTTACGCCCTGGGAGATTTCATCACTCTTCAGTGCGCCGCAGGGCTCATGGTGAAATTTTTCTCCCGGGTCCACGTATCTGCCGCAGATGATGCAGCAGTTGCCGTCACGCTCATGGATAGCTGTATTCAGTTTGCGCAGCTTCTCGCCGTACAGTTTTACCTTTTTGGTTTTCATCATCATCATGGCTTTTACTTCCTTTTCCTTGCTCCGTGCTATAATATGTATTACAGAACGGAGGTGATATTATGGATATTAGAGCTAAACGCTTATGCCCTTATTGCTTGAAAAACACCAACGTTATGCAGCCGCCTTGCCTTGACTGCGTATTCTATGATGTTGACTACAGACAATGCAGGATTATTCGCACTGACGAAAACGTTCTTGCACTGCTTCGGCTTCTGCGCGAAGAACGTAGCCAGAATCGCAACATGTATTAACCCAATATAAAATCTTTTGTATTTCTTCTGCTCTGTAACCGTCCAGCATTTTTACTATCTGCTCGACGGTTTCTTTTTGTTTTGCATCAAGCATCATCTTCTTCCCCTCCTTCCTTCGCCTTCCAGTGCTATAATATGTATTACAGAACGGAGGTGATTACTTATTATGTATTCCAGAGTTTTTACTAATGAAAAATGTCCTTGTAGTGGCCAAGTGCAACAAGTGACTGTTTACTTTGAAGATACTGCCACCAACGGTATCCGTGATTTAAACAACTATAAGCGCCACCACTTTGTTTGTGACAACAAATCTTGTCCTGCGCAATTAGAGTTCAATTCATGCCCTATCTTTAATTCCGCGCACGCTTAATGTTAAGTCTCCTTCAATGCTGTCAAGCTCCAACTTGACGGCATTGCTTTTGCAGAAGAAAGTTGCGGTATAATTTCGATTGCCATCTGACATAAATGTCTGCGTTCCTTCTGGAGTTGTTGCCCTGATGCTTCCTCTCCATATACCATTAGTTTCTATCTTTGTTTCCTCCACCTCTCTCCCTCCTTCCTTCGCCTCGCCATTCAGTGCTATAATGTAGCTACAGAACGGAGGTGATATTCATGTTGACAGATATTGAAACACGAGCGCATGCGCTCACTATTTTATATTTGCAGCAAGCAGCACGCGAAGGAAAACTTCAGTTAGCCCCTCTTGCTTATGCCAATGAATACAAGAGGATATTAAGCCAAATGATTGAAGCCCTGAGACGCCCTTAACATCTAGCTACTTTCTGCTGCCGAATGGTATATTTTGTAGCTTCTAATACTTCTTCGGCTTCTTGAATGCTAAAGCCATTGTCCGTCAAAATATGGATGATGGCTTTTGCTGTTTTTTCAACTTTATCTGTGTAATCCATGACCATCTTCTCCCCTCCTTCCCGCCCTCCAGTGCTATAATAGATTTACAGAACGGAGGTGATATTATGTGCGATAAACTTATTTTTCAAAACGCCTGCATTTGTAAAGCTGGTCACATATGTAATGACTGTACACAGCTCATGCCAGAGTTAAACTACAAATTCTGTAACATATGTGGGGAAGAAACTGTAACACATTGTTCAGCTTGCAATACTGCAATTCAAGGTGCTCTAGTGAGATATGATGAGCTCTTTCAGCAATGGAGTGTAGAAAGAAACTTGAATTTTGAACCAGCTTACTGTCCCGAATGCGGCACGCCATTTCCTTGGACACAAGAAAGGTTGCAGGCCGTACAAGGAATTATTGATATGCTTGATGAGCTTTCCGATGAACAAAAAGAAGAGCTCAAAAAGATTATTCCTGACCTTACGGTTGAACGTCCTCGCACTCAGTTATCAACACTTTTATTAGCGAAGGCTTTTGAAAAAATTAGTAGTTTTGGGAAGGAGTTTCTTATTAAGTGGCTTAATGATAATGCCGTAGCCACTGTACTGGAACTTCTCCACAAAAGTAATTGTCTTTAACAACAATACCAGCAATTTATAACCAGGGCACTTTTCCAATCCACAGTTAAACTTTCTGTGCAGTACCCAACAGTCACATTCCTTGACCAGCTTACCTGCACATTCATTGCAGAACTGTCCTGCCAAAACCGTGCGTCCGCAATGTGGGCACACGGTTATTTTTTTATCTTCCACCCTCTCTCCCTCCTTACGGTTATGTGCTCATTGTAATAACGGCCATTTATCGCTTTAAGCGATATTTTCTTTTAAAAAAATAATGTCACCTAACGTGCATCTGTAAAGTTGCGCCATCTTGATAGCTAAATCAATCCTGGGAGATTTCTTGTACTGCTCATAAAAGCGCAAGCTATCACGAGAAATATTAAGTTCTTTCGCAGCTTCTTTTTGACTGAATCCCGCATTTCTTCTTGCAGCTTCTAATGTTACTCTCATTTTATATCACCACCTTGATTATATTCTATATCGCTTTAAGCGTTGTGTCAATACTTAAAGCGATATTTTTTCTGCATGATGTTGATTTTTTTACGCTTTTGTGTATAATATAACCGAGGTGATATTTATGCCAATAGAGGATATTAAATTAAAATTCGCTCAAAATCTAAAAAACATTATGCAGAAGCGAAATAAAACTCAAAGCGATTTAGTTAAAGATTTAAGTTTTCGACAAGCTACTGTGTCAGATTGGTTAAATGGAAAGAAATACCCGCGTATGGATAAAGTCGAAAAACTAGCTAATTATTTAGGGGTATCCATAAACGAGTTATTGATGCAAAGTGTTTCCGAACCACCAATACCGGAAATTCAATTAACCGATCAGGAAAAATCAATGATAAAAAAATACCGCCAGCTAAATGCTGACGGTAAAAGTCGTGTTGATTATGTCCTCAATATGGAATTTGATTTAGTGAATAATTCCGCTGAAAAAGAAGAGCGGAGTTTAGGTTGATAAAGTAAGGAGAGTATGTATATGAAAAAGATATTGTTTGTTGTGCTATTGCTTTTAGCGTCACTGAATCCAGCGTATGCGTACAGTTGGGATGAATTGAAGTATGTTACGAAAGACGATAGATTTTCTTATTATATTCCAATTTATGCAGTCAACACTGTTAAAATTCCTTTCCCCGGTGTCTATAATCATGAAGCATTGGAATGTGACTTTGTTGTTTCTGACAATATATCCCTTTACGAAGAGCATCGTATTTTAGTTTCTAAAAGTATACCAGAAGAAAAATGGATTTATACTAGAGTTTTTTCTGTTTATAAATCTGGCGGAAAAACAAAAACCGATGTTTATTATGTTCAAATATGGGAACCTCTTGATTTTTCTGATGTATTAGGAACTTGCGTACTCAGTGCTATTTCTAATAACAAGAAAATACTTAAATAATAAGAGCTTGAGTTTTATCTAAAAAGCTAAAAAAAGGCTGTTGGTTGCTCACGCCAACAGCCTCTCAGCAATGTCCACAAAATATATTTAAAGCTTGTTAAGCTTTAGAAGCTTTTACTTTAATCGGAAACGCTTTCTTGCCGAATTGACGGGCATAAATGCGCTTACCTTGTTTGGTAGTAATGGAAGCTACAAAAACAATGGTAAATTCCTCTTGATTGGTGGAGGATTCCGCGATAGCAGAATTTTGCTTATCCATTCGATATCACCTCCTTTCAATAGAAGTTATCGAAAGGATTTGTGAACACCGCTATATTTATTATACTAACTTTCACTAGCATTTGCAATATATAAATCATTATGCATAAAAAGCAAAAAGAGACGAACAAATCGTCTCTTTTGCCGAGCAGCGCAGGATATAACAAGTTCTTGCAAGTTCTTGTTGGTGCGTTGAGCAGTTGCACCGTGATATCGAATGGCGCTCCACCAATCAATAGTATCATACCACATTATGTTGCTTTTTTCAACTTAAAAGTTATCTATTCCTAACAAGAAGATGTTTTTTAATTATGAAATTAAGAATTGAAAAAGGAGTTGATTTTATGCAAAGAGCAGTTATCTACGCGCGCTTTTCCTCGGACATGCAGCGCGAAGAATCTATTGACGCGCAGGTCCGCGCCTGCAAGGCCTACGCTAAAAACAAAGGCTACATCGTTGTCGACACATACGCCGATGAAGCAAAGAGTGGACGCGATGTTACCAAGCGTGACGCTTACAATCAGATGCTGGCCGATGCCATGGAAGATAAATTTGATGTTATCATCTTCCATAAGATTGACCGCAACAGCCGCAACGAGCTGAATTATTTTACCTTTAAGGATAAACTGGAGAAGCTGGGTATCCGGTACGAGTACGCCGCCCAGCCCATCGATGCACTTTCACCGGAAGGCCAGATGATGGAAACAATGATGGTAGGTATGGCAGCCTATTATTCCAGGAACTTGGCCAAGGAGACTAAGAAGGGCCTTAATGAAAACGCTTACAAAGCACTCTTTAACGGAGGTTGTCCACCTCTTGGGTATAAGATTGTGGACAAAAAATATGTCATCGATGAGCAGGAGGCAGCTGCCGTACGCCTGATATTTGAGCTGTATCTTAATGGTTATGGCTATGCTGCCATCTGCAGGGAGCTCAGCGCCAAAGGATATACCACCAAAGCCGGCAAAGCATTCGCCAAGAACAGCCTGCATGATATTCTCTGTAATGAGAAGTATATCGGCACCTATACATTTAATAAAATACCTCGTAAAAAAGGCGGCCGCAACAGTCATGCTGCAGAGCGCCCGGAAGATTTTATTTCTATTGAAAATGCTTTCCCTGCCATCATCAGTAAAGATGATTGGGCACTCGTCCGCGCCAAGATGGACCGGAACCGGCATCGTGCAGCCAGCTACACCGCCAAGGAGAAATACCTGCTGTCCGGAAAGGTTTTCTGTGGCCACTGCGGCAGCGCCATGGTCGGCCATCGTATCCGCAAGCGCTACTGTTATTACGGATGCACGCGCAAGGAACAGACTCCTACCTCTAAATGCCCGCAAAAAATGATACGTGCAGAAATTTTAGAGCACTGGGTACTGCAGATACTGGAGCGCGTTGTCTTTACTGTAGGCGGTATGCGCAGAATTGCAGATGCTATCGTAGATGCATATGAGGCAGAGCAGAAGGAACAGGCAGGCAGCCAGGCTACACTGCTGCAGCGCAAAGCCGTTGCCGAAAAAAAATTAAATAACCTCTACAAAATTTTTGAAGAAGGCAACGCAGATGAATTTGATCGCCAGCGTCTGAACCAAATCAAAGCAGAGCTCAGAGAAATTAACAAATCTATTTGTGAAACTTCTGTGAAACCTGCAAAACTTCTCAGCAAACAAAAAATAGCCGCCATTTTGGCAGCTATGAAAGATGAAATTTTTGTGAAAAAAAATAGTTACTATGTTCAACAGGCTGTAGACTTGCTCGTTGACCATGTAACCATCACCGATAAAGTGCTGAAAATCACCTTATCAACGCAAAATGTTTGCGCTTATTTGGTGCCGCGGACCGGAATCGAACCGGTACGGGTATCACTACCCGAGGGATTTTAAGTCCCTTGCGTCTGCCAGTTCCGCCACCGCGGCAGACATAACTACTTAACACCTTTTAAGAAATAAAAATGGAGGCGACACCCAGAATCGAACTGGGGATAAAGGTTTTGCAGACCTCTGCCTTACCGCTTGGCTATGTCGCCTTAAAAGGTGGAGCGGAAAACGAGATTCGAACTCGCGACCCCCTCCTTGGCAAGGAGGTGCTCTACCACTGAGCTATTTCCGCA